ATCCCCAGTGCTTCGTTGGCGATCCAGCCGCAAGACTCTTCCTCTGCCGGATCAAGGTTGCGAATTTTGTAGAGCGCGTCGCAGACAAGTTCGAATTTGCGATCCATCTCGTCGTAGTGCATCGCCCATGACAGCTGCTTGGATTTCTCCACTTCCAGCTCGATGATCAGTCCCTCGATTACATCCATTTGTCGTCTCCCATCATAAAAGCTTTGATTACTTCCGCCGCGAGCGGCGGGACGATGGCGTTACCGTAGGCGCGCAGTCGTCCCACTCGGTTGGATACCCCATGAGCCAGCAGGGGAAGGCCGGGTTTAGAGCGCCTCGATTTGCCGTCGGCTCCGGTGAGCCAGATGTGGTCGTCCCAAAAGCCTTCGCCATCACTTGAAGGTCCGTAATTGCCGTCCGGTTGCTGTGTGTGCCGTCCCGTTCGCCCATTCGAAGCTTCATCGCCAGATGCGCTTCCGGTGTCTTGTTGTCCGGGTTGGCTACTGGCGTCGGCCATGTGGCTATGTGCGCCTCCGCAGTCAGCGTGAGCGTGTTGCGAGTAAACTCGGCTGGATACCCCGCTTCCTTCGCCATGTGGCACGTTGGTGTTGCCCATGTCGATGGCGACCCAGTAGAGCCGCTGGCGAATGTGCGGGGCGTTGACCGCGAGAGCCGGAATATCTGCCGCCCGGCTGGAGTAGCCAGTTCCTTCCAGATCAGCTCGAACTCCATCGAACCATCCGTACCCAGCCTTTCCCGCAACTTGCTCTCCCACAACGACATTGGGTCGGCAGGCGCGAATGAGGCGGTGGAAGTGCGGCCACAAGTGGCGCTCGTCATTAACTCCGCCGCCTTTACCGGCGACGGAGAAGGGTTGGCAGGGGCAGCTTCCAGTCCAAACAGGTCGGCTATCCGGCCATCCTGCAAGGCGCAGCGCATGTGACCAGCCGCCGATGCCTGCGAAGAAGTGGCATTGATCAAATCCTTGTAGATCGAACGGCTGAACGTCAACGATGGATCGGGTATCAACTTCGCCATCTGCTATGTGCCCCGCTTTGATGAGGTTACGCAGCCATTCGGCTGCGTAAGGCTCAATCTCGTTGTAGTAGGCCGCCATCACGCCACAGGGGCGTTCAGCGTCTGCGCGAGGTCCGCCATGAGCTTTGAAGGCTCGGCGTTCCGATCAATGCTGCTGGCGTACAGCTTGGCGTAGCCACCCACGTCAATCGAGTGATCGTCGAAATTGTGGTCGCCGTTCAACAGCCGCCCCAGCTTCGATGCAATCATCTCCAAGGCTTCTTTCTGCCCGTCGTTCATCTTCACCCAGTTGGGACTGCTGCGAAACATATCCTTCAAGGATTGGCTCCAAGCAGCGGTGCTCTTGTATGGGCCGTGAGTCTTCTCGCGTTCGTTGATGATGTCCATTGTCGTCCCCTTTAGTTGGACCGGTACGCTATTCAAAGATGGAGCCAGTCCGTTTAGCATCTCCATCAAGCTCTTTGATTCGTCCGTCATTTTGTCACCCCAGAGAACTTTATGTAAGACGTTACCCCTTTGTCAAACAAATACCATGCACAGTTGTCTTTTCCCGTGAATGGCGATCCTTCCACCCACTTGAGCCGTCCTACCGCCACGATCTCGACGCAGAACGCCAAGTAAGGCTTGGCTTGCCTCGTATGAGCCCAATCTGCGTCGAACAATAACCAAGTAGGACGCAGCTGGCTGAGGTGGAGAATGAGGGGGTGCAACACGCCGCGCGACCACGGCGGGTTGGTGATGATCAGATCCGCGCCCAAACAATGCACTTCGTTCAGATCCAAAACATCCAGAACGCGGATGTCTCGGCGGCGCGGCTCCAGATCGGAAGCGTAGGTGCAGGTGTGGCCCAGCATGTCGAGCATGTCGGCAAGCCGCCCATCACCTGCACAGGGTTCGACGAAGGTTGTGTTCCTACTTAACCTTGGCGCCAAAGCGGAAACTGCTGGCGCCGGAGTCGGGTAGAAATCCATTGGATTCCTTTCGAAGCTCGACCTCTTCCCCATCACGCTTAACTCCCGTTTTGGGGACGAAGACACGCTTGCGATGATCCGGACACCACGATCCTTTTTCTGTGGGGTCGCCGCAGAACAAGGTCTTCTCACCGCTCCCGCTGACGGGAAACCGACACATGTTGGTCGTCAGGGCCATGAGAAAGACCTGATTGCCTGTCGGCTTCAGCGGCCCCTGCGGAGGCGGCTGATACCGCGTCTTTGTTTTGAGGTGGTGGATCGTCGCCGTTGGAATTGGCTTGGGTCCGCCCAACCAGATGCCCATTCGTTGCGTCTTGCCGATCACTGAATTGCGCGTGTACCCCTCGCCCAATTCCTTTGCTATCTCACGGGAGGTCATCCCCTTAGCCGCCATCTCGCGTAGCTTGGCTACGTCGGCTTCCGACCAAGGTGTGTTTCCCATCAGTCGAAAAGCCCCAGCGCCTGCACGTACACGCCCAGCACCGCACGGTCTTCCATCTTCATCTTGCGGATGGCGTAGGCCTTTTTCAGTTCCTTCGTGAAGCCTTTGGACTTGGCTTCCGCCCAGACGGCTTTCATGTCAGCGGCGATCTCCGCCTTTTCGCCTTCCAGCTTTTCGATCCGGTCCAAAATGCGCATCATGTCGCTTGTGTTCACGTTGTCAGTCATAACAATCTCCCGGTGAAAGTGGCGCGGGTTGCCCCGCGCCGATTGAATTAAGCCCCGAACAAGCCGCCAGCGCCAGCGCCCGTGCGCGTGGCTTCAGGCGCCTCGCCTTCGTCCGGCACCGACTCCATCCACTTGCCCGCGTCCACGCCGCCAGAGCCGCCCAGACGGTCGCCATCCTTGATCTTCTGGAAGAACTGGATGCCGAACGACACGCCGTCGCCGTTCTGCGCGTTGGTCCACGCAAAGGCGTTCAGCACGGCCTTGCCGTAGCAGCCGGAGTAGATCTCCTCTTCGGTGGCGGGGATGTGCTCGGAGCGATAGCGCAGCACCGGCTGGCGCACCGACTGCACGCGCAGGAAGAACACGTCAGGGCCGAAACCGGGGTGCAGCTCGCCGGTCTTCTTGTTGCGGGCTTCCTTGCCCGCGCCGTCGAGGAACGGCGACTTGATCAAGCCAGCCTTGGCGCGGTCAATTCCCTTATCGCCCCATTGGGCGATCAGGACACTCTTGACGGCGGCGTCGAGCGCGCTGCGGTCGCAAGTCTTGGAAAAGATCAGCGTGCAGCCATACTTCTCCACGCCACCCTCTTGCTGGGCGCGTGGCTTAAACAACGACCCGGCAAACGAGACGCGGCAGAGATCAGTCTTAAAGTCAGATGAGCGTTCCATGTTCAGTCCTTCACAGGTTCAAAGAAAGATTCGGTTTTGGCTTTGACAGCCGGGCGGGAAGTCTTCTTCGCCGACACCAGATTGGTTCCGGTGACGAGCTTGTGGTACATGTTGGCGATCTCGTCCTTTCTTTTTGCGCCGATTATTTTCTCGATCTGCGCGGGGGACAACAGCTTCTTCGAGAAGATCTGGTCTTCCGTCAGTTTGACCACAGATTTCAGATCGCTGATGATCTTCTCGTCGTCAGCGGCCCATTTGCGATTGCCGATCTTCTCGACCAGCTGGTATCCGGGGATCGTGGTCCCCTTCTCCGCCATCGCGTGCGCTGTGGCGCGCACCGCCTTCGCCCAATCCTCCAACATGTCGAGACCGTCGAGGATGTGGGCAAGCTCTTCCGGCGACAGCGCCGGGACCGTATTCGAGATCATCGGTGGTGTCTCTAGTGTGGGGTCTTCAAACCAAGCTCTTGCGACCTCCGGGGAGACCGTCAGAGCCTTGCTGCGCAGCGCCGGGCAGATGCCCTGCGCTGGACAGAAGGTGCAGTTGCCGGGCGTCAGCGCCGCCGCTGCCCATGTGTCGAACGCGGTGCGGTTGCCGTTGATCATCTCGAAGCCGTCCAAGGCGAGCTTGGACCGTTCCATGGCCTTCATCAATTCCGCTGTCCATTCGATCAGCTCCGCGATGTGGAACGTCTCGCTGCGGATGCGCCCGTCCTTGTGGGACGCGCGCGGCTGAACGATGGTCACCTTGACCGTATCGACCTGATTGACCAACTCCTTCGGGGCATTCAGCAACGCAAGCAGCGCGTAGGTGCGCGTCTGTTTGTTGCCATTCACCTCGACGATGCCACGACCATTCTTCAGATCAACCACTTCGATCTCGCCCAGACGCGGCTTGATGATGGTGGCGTCACATGTCCCGCCAGCGTCAAACGGCGGGTCGAGCTGGGCTAAAGAATGGCGTTCCTCCAAGAACAGGAAGTCCCCTGCGTTTGGATCGTAGTTGGCGACGACGTAATCGACGTAAGTCTGCGCGGAGCCGACAAGCTCTTCCGTGATCTCCACGTCGAACCCGTCGATGCTGTAGACGTCGCCCAAGAACTTCGAGCAGTCCTTGTCGCCGCGCAGCGCCTTCTCCGCCACTTCATGCGCGGCAGTGCCTTCCGCCGCGTAGATGCTCTTTTTGTCGTCCGGGGAGATGGAAACCATCGCCATCCGGCCAGCGCAGGTCCAATTGGCGGCGGTGGAGCTGGCCGACCAGACTGCGTGGTAGCGGTCGGAATGGGCGGTCATAGCACCACCTTTCGGTTGTACCAGTTGTTGTCGGTGGCGTCGTTGATCGCATCATAAGCCTTGCGCAGCGAGGCCTGATCCTTGGGCACCAGACGCAGCGCTGAGACCGCCGGACCGAACGTCTTCTTGAGGATGTCCGGGCCATCTATAAGGGTATTAGCCATCTTATCGTTCACGTCGTACTTGGCGGCATAGGCCATCAAGGCGTTGCGCAGGTCGGTCTCAGTGATTTCGGCCAGCGCGGTTTCGGGCTCGTCGGCGAACAAGCCGACATTCGAAACAGCCACGTCTTCAGCTTTCGGCGCCGGGCTCGTGTCCACCATGTCGCCCTTGATTGCAGTGATCGCTGCACGCAAGGACTCTTGGTCGTTCGGGATTTCGGCGATGGGCATACCGAGCAATGCGGGGATCGCCTTCTGCGCCGCCACGATGCCAAACTTCTTCGTGTATTCGCCGACCGCTGCGCGCACGTCGTCGTGGGTCAGCGTGTCGCTGGCGGCTTCCGCAGCCTCGTCGGCGACGTCTTGCTCGTTCACCACCGGAACCGCCACGGGAACCTCTTCCGCCTTGGTGGCGACTGCGGTCTCCTTGGGCTTGCGGCCGCGCTTCTTGGGCTCTGTCGGCTCCGTCTCGACCGGGCTATCGGGCGTGACGCGGGTGACAGGCTCTTCGTCGTCTTCGGGCAACTTCACGCTTTCAGGAATGAACCACGAAACGTGCTCCATCAATTGCTCGAACAGGTTGCCTTTAGGGTCTAGCGTAAACTTGATCTCGATCATTTCAGCACTCCGTTGATAGCTGTCCACAATCTCAACAACGAGGCTTGAAGCGCCTCGTCGATTGAGCCCTCTATGCAACAGACGCGAACGAAGGTGTTGCGCGTCTGATTGACATTCGTGATCCGCATGGCGGCCTGAGCCTGATCTTTCGGCGAGAACGACGTCTCGACGAACCACAGCTCGTTGGCGGACGAGAAGTCCACCGCCTCGCCCGCAGCTTGGATCTGGCCCAACATCACGCGGTTTTCCGAATTTCCTCTGAATGCGAGCTCGTATTGCTCGCGCTGCTTCACCGGGGTCGAGCCGTCGATGCGCAGGGGCTTGAACTTCTCCAGTCCGGCCTGCAACACGTCTCCGACCTCCTTGTGCCAATACATCAGCACGATTTTGTCGAGCCCGTTGTCGAACTCTTCCTTCACGGCCTCGACAACCGACTGCGCCTTGATGTTGCCGGTGAGGCGCCGCAGCGGCCCCAATTCCATCTCCAGCTCTCTGGTGTTGCCGTTCTCCGCCGCGTTCATGATCCGCGTCTTGTCGAGATCGCCGTCGATCTTCTTGCGTGTGGCGGGCGACACAACCATCGGGAAAAGCTCAAAGACGGACGGGCGGATGCCGATGTCCTTCTGGGTGCGGCGCAGCATGAAATCGCCAAGCCGTTCGCGCAGCTCGCTCTCGTTGCGTCCGCCGATCACCACCGCGATCTTGTTGAACCGGCTGATCTGCTTCATGCGCACGATGCAGTAGCGATGCCGGAAATCTTCAAACCGGGTTACGTCCGGCCAATCCCATTGATCGTTAGCCAGAAGCCGTTCTGGGCATGACGAGCGCATGGTCGTCCATATATCTGAAGGGTCGTGCGGCAGCGGGGTGCCGGTGAGGAACCAAGCGCGCGTCGTGTCCTTAACCAGCGCACCGCCAGTGAACAAACTCTTGCCGCCCGCCACAGGCTTGCCCAGAATGGCTTGTGTGCGCTTGGCGTCAGGGTTCTTGCAGTTGTGCGATTCATCGAGGATCACCAGATCGGTGGTGCGCTTGGACACGAAGGTCGTGGCGCCGTTGTAGGAAAGGATGCGGACGTCGCAGTCGGCGGCGTGCTTGTCCACGCCCACAATCCCGATTGTGCGGTTGAGCTTGCTCCACGTCGCAAAGCCCCGGCGCCAGACGGCGCGGCCAGACGCGGTGGTGACGACATCAATGGTGTTGGCGAAGATATAGTCGGCGGCGATGATGGCTGCGCCGGTCTTGCCGACGCGCGGCTCGTCCGCGAGAAGGGCGCGATGGCGGGACGCCAAAAACTTCGCACCGGATAGCTGGGTCGGCATTGGTTTCACGGCTACAGGCCCTCTGTTTCGACTGTGTGTAAGACATAAGTCCCGAAGGACAATCTGTCAAGCGCGCTTCTTGATATAAATCTCGATCCGTGGCCTGTCCGAATACAGTTTGAACGCGGTCAGACACACGATCTGCGTGTCGTCCACATAAACCACCTTGTTGAGTGAATCGGCAACCCCTTTTACGATATTGTCGATGTCGGGTTTTTTGGTGGGGCGGATCTTCCCCTTCACGGCGTCCAGCTTCCACTTGGCGGGCTTGCTGACAGGCACGGAAAAGTATGCGTGGATGCACATGTCGAGCGCGCCGTCAAAGAGAGGCGCGCGGTTCATGACGCTCTGGGCCGCCCACGCCAACCGTTCCTCAAAGCGCGCTGTTTTCTCTGGCGTGTACGTGTGACCAGTCTGACGCGAGAAGCGCGGACGGCCCTTTCCGATGGGTTCGCCATCAAGAATCAGCTCAAAGTCCCATGCGAAATCTTCGGGACTCATGCGGTTTCTTTCATATACCCGACCAAACTGATCGGCTTTCCCGAGTCAATTTCGAGCAGAGCGAGCAGGATGGCGAAACCTTCCGCTGGAATGGTTCCTCGCAGGAACCACTTGTACAGGGTCGGGCGCTGATAGTCGCGGCCATAGGTCTTCAGGAAGCTGTGCAGATTGTCTGCATTGCCCCAGTGGCTGGTCAAGAAGTCGGCGAAATCGAACATGGTCCGGGTATATAGGACAAGCTGTACTTTGACAACCTGTCCTTATCGGCAACCCCACCGGCGTCGCGCGGCCTTGCCGCGTGCGCTGCTCCACTTCTTCGACCGCGCGCAGAACGATTTGTGGCGCGAACTGCTGCGATCTTTGGTCGGGGCTTTCAGACTGCTGCCGGTGACGCTGTTGTACTTCTTGCGCCCCTTGGCGGTCAGACCGCCGCCTTGGCTTACCGATAGTTTCTCGCCGCGCCCGACCGAAAGGCTTGGCCCTTTCTTTCGTTCAGCCATGGTTACCTCCCCTTGCGCTTCGTGCGCTTGGCGGTGCGTTTTGACTTTCGAAAGGCGTCTGCCGTTGGGGTGCCCGCTGCGCCGGGCGAGCGCATTTTCTCGCCGGAGCCTTTACGGATACGTTCACGTTTGGCGTTGATGTTGTCGTACAAACCAGCCATTACCGCACCTCTTAGTAAGACCGTCCAATTTCATACCATTGCGTGCCGTTGTTAACCAGCGTTAGGGTTGAGCCCGCAGTTGTTGTGAAGTTCGCGCTGTTGTTGAGACGGATGTTTGCTGCGCCAGTCGCGTTGTACACGGTCAAACTTGCCGCGAAGTAAAGCGTAACTTTTCGCCCCGCCCAACCATTGAGAAGTATGCCAAACCCGGTCGTTCCGTTAATTTGGAAGACGTCGCCAAATTCCGGAATGCTGATTGTTCCGGCGGATGCAATAGGGTACAGAACCATGGTGGACGAAATGGTTCCGCCAACTGTGCCGCGCTGGAAATCGCAAGACGGAGAGACGTAGATGTTTCCGCCGCCGCCGGGATTGTAGATAATGGCGGTGGTGACATTTACGGCGCGAACACCGTCCAACATGACGACACTGTTGGCGGAAGAAACAGTAATCGCGTTTATCGTGGTGTCCATACACCCGCCGATAATCCTCACGTCTCCGGAAACTATGTTGTAAACACCGGCTGTTTGCGTCGCAGAACAAGAGGTAAATTCGACGTAATCCCCGGCAGGTAAATTGACTTGATACGCATTGGAGTTGGTTGTTCCAGCTATGCCGTAAGCAGTACAGCCAATGAATTTGCCACTCGTGTCGCCAAGAACGCTGTTGCCGACAATAAAACCCACCGCGCCGTTATTGATGTAATCGGCTTGGCAATCCACAAGAACGGGGCCGCCGTCACCCGATAGAAAATAGCTGATGTTGTACCCAAGGGCGAAGCAATGCGCCAAGCTGATGAGCGCAGAGCCTTCAATGTCGAACGCAGTTCCGGTCCTCAGATATGAAGCCGTGGTGGCTGTGGCTGTGTACGTGCAGAACGGCCACATGTGGCAATACTGAAGATATGGCGTGTCATAAGCATTGAGTATTTTGATGCCGTTTTGATTGTCGCCATAAAGCCACTCGTACTTCTCTCGGACTTGGTTGGTGCTGGTTACGAGCTGGTTGAAGCCAAGAACAAGGCTGTAGCCAATGTAGCAGTCGTCGCCCTGCACTGTGATCGCCGTGCCTGCAAAGGCCGACGAATCTGTCGCGGGGATTACGAGACCCTTGCGATAAATCGGCACGCCGCGAATAGACGAGCCAGATTGCATGGTTATCGTGTAGGTTGGGTTTAAGATCAGCGCGCCGTTGAGCGTAGATAAATCCAGCGGCTGACCACCCGAACTGCTGTTGTTCGTTGTTCCGGGGACTTGCCATCCCGCGCAGAGTTGGACGCCCTTTGGAATATTGAGATTGGCGCTGTTGATCAGGTACTGCCCCGGCGCGTTCAAGAGAACTTGCTTGCCCGGGCCGGCTGCATTGAGCGCGGCTTGAACGGCGGCTGTGTCATCGGTCACCCCGTTTCCGACAGCGCCAAAGTCTTTGACGCTCAGCACGTCACCAAAGTAGGCCGACAATGTTCTTGCCGTTGTCGCGCCAGTTGCCGTCGCCGACGCTGCGTTGACGTTGCCTATATAGGCGGGGGTTGTCAGATTGGTGCCATCGTAGGTGAAGTTGGCGGAGCCAGAAAACCCGCCAGAACCGTTGTTGTATTGAACCGATCCCGTCGCGCCGGTAGCGTTCTGGCTTGCTGTGACGAGCGGAGTCCAATACGTCGGATTGGCCGAAGGAATGACGTTCACGTTGGTCAACAAGGCGATGTAGGACACGCCGTTGTACAGAACCACATCGAGTGGCGCGTAGTTGGTGTATTGCGACCAAACCCCTGCGTAAAACATGACGGAGTTGACCGTCGTGTCCAGCACGTTGTTCAGGATCGGGCCGGTGATGGCCCCCGTGCCGTTCAGCCTGATCTGCGAATTGATCGTCCCAAGAAGCTGCTGGCGGTTGTCGATGGTCATCATTCACACCTTTTGATTACGCCGCCATGTCGAAAGCTTTTTCCTCGACGGACGCCACGCGGGATTTCCATCCTCTGCCAAAATCGTTCCAAGTCGCAAGCCCCTGAAGAAAGGCAAGTCGCGCATCGCACACTTGAGACGCTACAGTACGGGGGTTGGCGGCGTTTACGAGCGCTAGGGTTTCGGGTCCAATCTGCCCATCTTGCGCGGTGCCCAGCACCTTCTGCAAGATTTTGACCGCGCGGCCAGTGCCGCTGTTGATCGCGAAATCGAATACGGCGTAGTCCACGCCATCAGGAAGATCGTCGCCCCGCACGGCATCCCAATACCGTTTGCGGTAGAGCGGCATCACATCGTTGGGCGTCAAGGCCTTGATGTCGGCCTTGCTGACTTCATGCCCGACAAAGGCTTCCCACACCGCTTTGGTGCAGCCCAAATTGGTCGCGCCGCCGGGATCGGCAGGGTTGTCCACGTAACCGCCTTCGTTCTTGAGAACAAGGGCAAAGCACTCGGGAAAGTTATTGGCGCTCATCATTTGCTCCCGCAGAACTGTTTCCATTTGTCGTCGTGGGCCAGAATTTCTTCCGCCGTCTTGTTCGTCAGTTTGTCGCCCTTGCCGATGAAGATGGGCTTCACCCACGAGCAAGAGGTATCCACGATCTGCGTGTCGGGCTTGCTGGCGCAACCGACCAACATCATAAGCGCCGCAATGACAAGAAGGTATCTCATGGCTGGCTCCAGTTCTTTTGAAGCGTGTCTTGTGGGGTTGGGTCTTTGGCGACGTCTTGTTCGATGGTCGTCGCCTTCGACGTCACTTCTTGCTGGTGTTCAATGGCGACGGCTTCTTCTTTCGTCTTCTCAGCAATAGCCCCAACCGATTGTAAGTGGGACGACCAGATGGAATAGGCGATCACCAGCGCCAGCGCTGAAACAACGCCAACAACGATGTTTCGGATGAAGGGGTTAAGCAGAAGGGTCAACATTTTTCGGCTCCGTGTGCGCTTTCAGGGAAAGAGCTCCGCCACCCCCAGCGAGAATGGCGCTCGCGCCAATCGCCCAGCTCTGCGGGTCAAAATTACCGTGCATGACCGTATGATAGCCACTAATGGCGCAATAGACGATGGAGATTTTGGCCCATAGAATGCGACCAATATCCCAAGTAGCGTTATCGACGCCGGTGAACATGTGTTTCAAAGCAGCGAGCACAGATGACCTCCTAATGCGCCAGAGAGATAGCGGCAAGCAACCCGCAAGCGGCCAGAACGATGAAGAGCAAGAAAGCGCTTCCATAAAGCAGCACGTTACCCATCAACTCCTCCTGCTCCTTAGCAGCCTGAAGTCTGACCGCAGCTTGCTCTTTCCTGATCCGCGTGGTCTCTTTCAGAATGCTGTCCCACGCGACAATACCATATTCTGAGATGAAGGTATTCTTTACCTCGGCCATCATGTGCTCGACCTCGGCCTTTGCCGTAAAAGCCTCGATGGCAATCTGTTCGGCGGTCTTTTCTTCAAAAAGCCCGGGCCGTGGGGGCTGGGCCGCAAGACGCGATAGCTTACCGGCGCTATCCAGAAGCGACATCACGTCGCCAAACATCCCCTGCATTTCCTTACCAACGGAAATGCCGGTCTTGATCGCCTCGTAGCTGGCTTTGGCGAGCGCAAGGATTGTAAGAGGGTCCATTACTTATCCTGTTTGCCGTCCAGCTTATCGTAGATGCGTTGGAACATGCTTTCGATGTGGTCCATGCGTTTGTCGAGATCATCTTTCAAGACGTAGGATTTGGGCAAGTCCGCCTCTATTCGATGAATATCATTTTTTAATGACTGAACGGCTTCCCACAGTTGGCGGGCGAACCAACCAATCGCGGCAAGCGCGGCGCTAAGGACAATATTGATTGTTGATTGATCCATAGCGCCGCAACCCTTTACTGTTCGGTTGTCTCGGCGACAGCCTCAACCGGCGCGGCGGGCGGCGCAAGCTGGGCCATGGCGCTGGTCTTGATCTTGTTGATCAAGTCAGCGACTTCGGCAAACGGACGCTGGCCCAAAGCCGTGAGAATGGCGTTCACTTCTTCGACGGTATGCTTCAGCATGACTTCCATAGTAAGCTCCTTTGACCCTGGCAGGAGTAACCGGGGCGAGGCTGAAGATATTACGGTTGCGTTCAGGCGTAAAGGTTTAGGTCGCTTGTCATTCATCGGGTACAGGGGGAAGAGCAACAAATTGATCGTTCTCAATCTTATACGTGTTAAGGTTAAAATCTTTGGGAAGATCTAACTCTATAAACAGCGGATCAGGAACAACAGTTTTGGGGACAATGAAGCCCTCATAAAGATACTCCGTATCTGTTTCCTGATACACTCCAACGCCTACGATAGTCCCACCTTGAACGTACATAATTTTTGTCATGTCATGTCACCCTCAAGTTATAGATTGAACACGTTGGAGGAAACCATACCCCGAAAATCCACCGCCGAAGAACCACCAATTTTCGTTTGTGGGGTAGTTTGAAGAATTATATTGGTAAGTAGAGGGGAGTCCGTTTTGAGAAAGTGTAGAATTTAAGAACGAAGATTGCGCCCCCGGATTAAAACGAAAATATTTTGGATTTGTTTGGGCCTGCGAGTTTGCAGTAATATTTATCGACCCGGTAAAAAGCGCCGAACCCCTAAGCCCATAAAAATTTGGGGGGTAAATACTGCCAATTGGTATACTGGAGCTAGATATCACATTATTTTCAACTTCGGAAATAACTGGAGATGATCCCGAAAAATCAATCACGTATTTTACAATATAAGTAGTTCCATAAGCCAAAAACAGGGCTTTTGTTGTTGTAGTTGATATACCTCCGACCCCCACAGATGTAGCGCCCAGAGCGACGGGGGTTCCCTGAGAAAGAGTCCCCGAAGTATCGGTCAGTACGTTAATATATTGCCCATAAAACACTACGGCTTTGGACCCACTTGTTATTAAATCAACAGCTGTGCCAACAACGGCGTTATTTGCAAAAGTAACCGTTGATAAATTTATTGTTGTTCCAGTTATAGAAGCCAAAGTTGCGTAAGATGTGGTATTTGCTGTATCGTTATAATAGATTATATACCTAGTTCCACTAGATATAGTTCTTACTTTTACGTTTCCGTATGAAGATATTGTTTGTGTGCCTCCGGCACTTAAGGTTGTACCTGATGCGCTGAACACTTGCAAAACATAATTAGTTGTTGATGTTCCCCCCATTGCCAATAAAACGGTAGATGAAAACGGGAAAATAGCAATACTAGTTGAACCACAACTTGTTGCGGTTTCAGTACCTATTGTAACTGTTGTCCCACTAACAGTCATTCCAAGTATGTAAAGTATGCTTCCGCCGCTAGCTCTGTAATTTACAACATATGTTGTTCCTACAGCTATAATTTGATAAAAAGAACCTCCGGTTGGGCCGTTAGGCAAAGTTGAAGTTGCAACAGTGTTGACTGTTATGGAAGTTCCACTAACAGAAAGAACAACAGCAGAAAAGGATGTTCCTGATGCTGCGGCAATCAAAACTTTATTTGTGCCGATTAAAAGTCCGACGCCAATAGTTGCACTCGCAACAAGTAGTGTTAGCGAACCAAATCCGGCAGTTTGGTCATACACAAGTCCGTATGTATTTGTAGGCCCTGCAAAAACAAACAAAGACCGGTTGCTATCTAAAATAACCCAAGAAATTGGCGTATTATTAGAAAATAAATTAGAACTATTGAAAACTGCGGTAGGGGCCAACAGTTCGTGGTTGCTAAGTATCCAATTTCCCGTGGCCGAACTAGTGCTAGAGAGCCCCACAACCACAGTGGAATACGGCGCAATGAACCCTATGATATTGGACGCGCTGTCATAGATAGTGATGTAATAACCGCCGGTATTGGAAAGATTGTACAAACCCGCTCCGGCAGATGACATGGTTGTTGCGTCTGGCAATTTGAAATATTGCCCATACGTAGTCGGAGCCATAGCTTGAGCCCCGCCAGAAGCGGATGTCAGTGTCACACTTGATGTGGATAGTCCACCACCTGACCCGCCACCGCCACCCGTTGGAGCTGACGATACCCAGCCCGTTCCGTTACTGGTCAGCACGTTTCCAGAAGTTCCGGGCGTAGACAATCCCGTGCCGCCATAAGCCGCGCCAAGAACGCCGCTAGAGTTAGCGCCTTCAGCAAGGATAGATAGGTTGCGCGATATGGTCATCTGTTTGTCCTCAATGGCAGTCTACTACACCGCCGAGCTTTTCTCCATACCTGTTCAGAATAACAGGAACATGCCGCTGGTTGCGGGAATGTACGTGACTACGATCAGACCGGAGCCGCCAGCGCCGCCAGTTATCGACGTTCCCGTCGAGCTTGTGACGCCGCCCGCGCCGCCAGAACCCGCGATACCTGATTTTGCCGCCGCGCCGGTCGCCGCCGAGGCGTTGCCGCCCGGACCACCGCCGCTGCCAAGTGTGTTAAGAATTTCGATTCCTTGTGAACCAGAGCCGCCAACGCCAACTGACGAACCATTCGTCGCGCTTTCCCCGCCACCGCCACCACCACCAACTGTTCCGGGAGAACCGGATGCTGTGCCGGAACCTACGCCCGCACCGCCGCCAACACCGAGCGAATTATTGCCGCCGTTGGCAGCAACGGTGGAAGTAGATTGATTGCTGGTTCCTGCGGTGCCGCCGCCGTTGCCGCCACCACCCGCGCCAGCATTAAAGCTTTGGGTAGTATCTGTGACGGAGCCGCCAGCGCCGCCCGCGCCGTTCGGTCCCGCCGCTCCGCCGCCGCCCGCGCCCGCATAACCTATCGTCGTTCCGGCTGACCCCGACGCGCCGCCTGCGCCACCGTTGTACGTGCTGCCTGTTCCGCCCGTTCCGCCGGTGCTGCCGGTCGTCCCCAGACCGCCACCACCAGCGGTGTAGACGCCAGACGCCCAAGTCGTCGAGCCACCGGCGGAACCAGATCCACCAGCGCCAATCGCATAAGTTACGGAGCTGCCCGCAGTGGAAAAAAAGTTGGTAACCTTGGTGTAACCGCCGCCACCGCCACCGCTGCCACCTTTATGCGTCGTCGTCGGCGAGCCCGCACCGCCAGCGCCGCCTCCACCAATCATGTGGATCGTGTTGTTCCACGGATTGAAATTGGCGGGGACCGTCCACGACGTTCCCGACGTGAGAAGGTAGGCGACCGTGCCGGGCGCAGTGAACAGGGCGCCCGTGACGTTGCTCACGTTCGTGGAGTTGGTGTTCAAGAACCAGACATAAGGAGTTGTGCCGTTGGAAGTCGGCAATGGTGCAAAGGCTATGTCTTGCACAGACAGATAATTGCTGGTCGCTCCGCCGGTCAAAGAGATGGTTGCCTGCGTGCCCGCCGTGGAGCTGTTCAACGTCACCAGATTGCCAGAGGTTCCCGCAATGGCAAAAGAGGACGTGAGCGTCGTTGTTGTGGATGCAGGGAACGTGAATGTTGTGGGCGAAACGCCGTTAGCCAGCGTTGCGAAGGTGTTAGCTCCGGTGATCGTCAGTGCGCCCGCGCCGTCATTTGATACCGGAATGGTATAGGTAAACCCGCCACCAACAAAGGTTTTGGCGCTGGCAGAGCTCAGGCTGATCTTGCCGCTGCCGGTGCCTAACGTGGTCGTGTAGTTGGTTGGCGCAGCGTTATTGAAAACGGTCGCGCCAGAACCGGAACAGAGGAGCGTTCCACCATTCAAGGTTAAGTTTTTTGTTCCGGTCGCGGTGATGTAGCTGGAAGTGCTGAGTGTTTTTCCGTTGAGATTGAGTGTTCCGTTTGTTTGAGTAACGGTTCCTAATGTTGTCAAATTGTCTTGAAGCGCCCAACTGCCGCCGACACCATTAAACACGATGGGCGTCGTAGAGGAGAAAGAAGAGCCACCGGTTTGCACGGTTTGTGAAGTGGTCGAACTAAACGTCACAGACACTACATTAAAAGTGGCCGCTGAAGATATAGTCATGCTTCCGCTGACGATAAACGTTCCGACATTCGAAAACGTGACGGCACCTGCGGAAATGGTGAAATTGGCGCAGTTGTTCTGACCAGTCTGATTGCAAGTTACCGTAAAAGTTCCACCGGAATTGCTATCAAAAACCACATTGTCTGTTATTAGCGGATACCCAGCACCACCCGATCCGCCGCTCGACGTAGCCCAATGTGTGAGCGTGGTGTTATTCCAAGTTCCAGCGCCGCCGACCCAATACCATGTAGCCATGTTTACGCCCCCTGATCAGCTGGGGGATTGAACTGCGTGCCATCCCACGTCCAACCAATGTCGCATGGCTGGTCGTCCGCTATGGCGATCAGCTGCGTCCCTTCGGGTGCCGGATCAACATTTGGATCGGCCACGATGATGTTCGTCACCAATCCGTTCGACAGTTCACAAACCGCACAGCGCATGAGTCACCTTTTACGCAGTGGCGATGCAACGCCATTTTGATGTCTGGCCGTTGTACTGGAACCCGACGGTCACCGGCAAGGTCGTCGAGCCATTCGATGTCGTCGGCACGGAAGCAGTGCTGTTTTCAGTGTTGGTCCAACCGATGGTCTGTGTCGCCGCGCTGAAGTCGTAAATGCGCACCATCGACATTTGACCATCAACCGCGCCGGTTACCGCCATCGTGATCGCCATAGTGGCGGCGGAGCTATTGGTGAAATTATTCACCTTGCTCGTGATCGGCACCGTACCGGCGTTGCTGGAGACAGTGACCGCGACAGCGTTGTTGATGAACTGCGCGGCGGTGTTGTTGGCGGAGAGCGTCAAGGTGCTGGAGCCGTTATTGACGCCTGTGCCGCCGTTCGCTGAAGGAAGAACTGACGTGCCTTGCACCGTGGTCGAGTTCACCCAAGTTGCGATCTGCCCGCTGGTGGGCGATCCGCTGACCGATACGCCACTGACAATCGCCACGTACAGCGCAATGATGTCAACCAAGTCACCCGCAGACGCCGCTGTGGTCAAAACAATGCTAGTTCCAGATGTGGCCGTATAATCCGATGAATTTAACAATACGCCATTCAGATAAACTTGAACGTACCCAACGGTGTACGTGGCAGTGAAAGTTGTCTGCCCGCCAGTCGCTGTGAAAGTAGTGCGCGTATATGTACCACCGCCGCCGCCCGAAACGGTCGCCCAGGTCCCATCGCCACGCAGATATGTCGTGCTGGATGGCGTTCCAGTGACTGGGTTTGCGCCCAATGCCGAGACCGAGCTGATCACATAGCCGCTGGTCGGCAACGTCAATGCGGTCGTGCCGCTGACCGTCAGGGTCGTGGCGTAAGCTCCGCTGATCGTCAGGGTGCTGGCGGCATTGTTCGCCACGCCGGTGCCGCCGTAAGCCGGGCCTACAACCGCACCATTCCAAGTCCCATTTGTATACGAACCTGCCCAGCTCAATGTATTCGTGGACCAGCTCGCATTGGACGGCGCTTGATTGTGCGTGTCCCACGATCCCGCTGCGGGCGAGTTTACCAAAAGAATAGCTTCAGCAAACGCCCCTGACTGCAATGTCAGCAACGTAGTGCCGGAATTATTTTTAACAACAATCGTTCCAGAAGTCTGATTATTGTTAAACGAGAACTGTGCCCCTGCTGGCAATGTCGTTGCATCGGGAAGCTGGAATGTCTGACCGCCCGAACCTGTCACCACGTAAGCAGGATTAGACGCCGCAGTTAGCGTTGTTGTCGTGCCTGCGGCCACCACAACGGTGAAGCCTTGGAAAAGGGCGTTTACCGTTAAATTAGCATTACTATCCCGCAGCGCCACGCTGTTAGCACCGGTCGAGCTTGTCACACCCGTGCCGCCACTGCCGACAGCTAAAGTTCCTGCAACCGTCACAGCTCCCGATGTAGCCGTGCTAGGCGTCAAACCCGTGGAACCGAATGAAATGGTCGTAACGCCACCGCTAGCGGTGGAATTGATCGTCTGATTCGGCCAGCTGCCGCTAATAGTAATATTGGTCCCCGCGACCAAGCCGGGAGTTGACGTACCAGAGCCGCCACTTGCAACTGGCAAAATACCAGTCACGCCGGTCGTCAGCGGCAAGCCGGTCACATTGGTCAGTGTGCCGGAGCTGGGCGTACCCAAAGCCCCATTGTAAAGCACCGGAGCGCCCGCGCTGCCGACCGCCACGCCGAGCGCAGCAAAAACCCCGGTGCCATACGCAAATTGTCCCAGCTGCGTGCTGGCGTTCACGTAAAGGCCGTAACCGTTGGTGGCGCCCGTGATCGGCGAGCCGATGGTGATCGTCGAGCTGCTGGGCGCCACTGCGCCAAGGACACCTGCATTGTTGTAAAGAAGGTATCCGTTGGTGGCGCCCGTCACTGTGGTCGTTCCAACAACCAACGCGGAGCTGCCGCCGCCGGTGGAATTGATCGTTTGGTTCGGCCAGCTGCCGGTGATGGTGATGTTGGTGCCCGCCACCAAGCCGGGGGTCGCCGTGCCAGTGCCGCCATTGGCGACCGGCAAGATGCCGGTGACGCCGGTCGTCAGCGGCAAGCCGGTCGCATTGGTCAGCGTGACCGCCGAAGGCGTGCCGAGCGCCGGGGTGACCAAAGTCGGGGAGGTGGAGAGAACAACCGATCCAGAGCCGGTCGAGGTCGTCACGCCGGTGCCGCCATTCGCCACTGCCAGCGTTCCGGCCAGCGTGATGGTGCCGGACGTGGTGACCGGACCCCCGCTGGTCGTCAAGCCGGTCGTGCCGCCGCTGACGTTGACGCTGGTCACGGTGCCGGTGCCGGTGCCGCCAGTGATAGCCGCCCATGTGCCGTCGCCGCGCCAGTAGGTGCTGCTGTTGGCGTTGGTGCCGGAATTGAGATTGTTGACCGACAGGTTGCCGGTCACGCCGGTCGAGAGCGGCAAGCCGGTGGCGTTGGTCAAAACGCCGGACGTCGGCGTGCCGAGCGCACCGCTGTAGGTGACGAACCCGCCTGCCGCGTTGGTCGCGTTTCCGAGCGCCGTTAGGACGCCGGTGCCTGCGCCGGTCAGGCCGGTCGAGATCGGCAAGCCTGTGACGTTCGACATAACGCCGGACACTGGCGTGCCGAGCGCCGGGGAGACCAGTGTCGGGAAGCTGGAGAGAACGACGGAGCCTGCGCCGGTCGAGCTTGTGACGCCGGTGCCGCCATTGGCGACCGCCAGCGTGCCGGAGAGCGTCACCGCGCCGCTCGTCGCGGTCGAGGGCGTCAGGCCGGTCGTGCCCGCGCTGAACGTCGTTACGCCGGGCGGCGAAGCCCAAGCGAACGCCGATCCAGTCCACTGGAGATAGGTGTTGCTGACCGACGGAGCCGAGATGAACGCCGTGGCGCCCGATCCGGTCTGGTAAGGGATCTGATCCAGCGCGCCGTTGGCGATGTTGGTCGCTGCGCCGACCGTCAGGCTGCTTGCCGCTAGATTGCCGAGCGTTCCAGCGTTGTCGTAAAGCAGATAGCTGTTTGTGCCCGAATTGACGGCGGTTGTACCGACCGTGACCAAAGCCCCGCCGGCAGGTCCGGCTGGACCGGTAGCCCCTGTCGCGCCGATGGACGCGAAGACTTGCCAATACGTCGCATTGGGTGGCGGCACGTTGGTGCTGGTGGCGATAGCGATGTAGGTCGAACCATTGTATTGAACAGCGTCGAGCGGCGCGTAAGTGGCCGCCGCGTACCAAGTGCCCGCATCAAACAGAGACGACAAGACCATACTGTCAAGAATGTTGTTCAAGACAGGGCCAGTAATAGCCCCCTGCCCATTCGCAATGATCTGCGAATTAATCTGGGCAAGAAGCTGATTTCGTGTTTCTGATGCCGACATCGTGGGGAGCCTCTATGCGGCCAGAGAAATCAGGTGGTGTACATGCAGAACCAAGAGTCGCTGGTCGAGGCACTGAAAACCGCAATGGTGTCTGTTGTGACCACATTGTAAGATTCACGGAAGACCGACCCAGCGGTCAACTTGTACCCGCTTGTAGCAGACGGAACGGCACAACCGTAATTGTCGTTTGCGTCATTTAGAAGCTGCACGTAAGGTGCGCAATCGTAACCAGAGCCGGGGTTGTCGATCACAATGGACGAGATCGCACCGCCAGACAGCACGCAGTGGGCGGTGGCGTAGTTCGACGGCGCGTTCTGATTAGGGTATCCGACCCCAAGATCGCGGCCATTCAAAAGATTACCCCCACCTAAGAAATGCACCAGCGGCGGGTACGTAAACCCAAATCCGGCGTTGGTGACGGTGACCGCCGTGACTTTACCGCCAGAGACCGTGGCCGTCGCACGTGCACAACCAAATTCAAGATAGATCGTGTTGGTCGTTGACGTGTTTTGGACAATGATGGAAGAGCGCGGCGCAGCGCGAGGCAGAATCAACTGCGGCGTACCGCCTGCGGCGATAACCCCGTCCGCTCGATACGTGGGGATGAGATTTTGTTGTTCTGCGAAACCTACCATGCGCGCCATATTAGACTCCCGTCGATCCCGGCGTATCGAGTTATATAGCTAGACCGCCCACGTTGCACCTGTTTTGATTGACCATTATGCCCACGGAAGCGCCGGAGTGACAATCGGAGGCGTGATCAGATTTTGAATGGCTGTCGCCAAATTTGCTTCCAGCTCGTCTACTCGCCCCGGATACATGGCAGTTTTTACCCAATCAATCACTTTGGCTTGGGTCAAGCTATCATAGGGGGTAAAGTCAGTCAGATTGGCGTAAGGGATGGCTTGCGAACCGTAAGTTGCAGCGGTATGCGATCCGTCGGCGGCTTCAAGCCGCCAAAAGACCGTAAAGACCACGTTGGTCTGCCCTTGTTCTGTAGGGAGACAGTCCATCCGTTCGACGATCCAGTTGTAGGTTACGCTCATGGTTGTCTCCTGTCAAAATTCCAACATGCTGATGTAGTATTTCGCCAGTTTGGCCGCGCCGCTGGCGTTTGGGTGCAGGCCTCCGCTTTGATAGTCGGAAGACAGCAGATTGACTCGTGTGAGATCAATGTAACCGCATTTTAGTGTGTTTGCCAAAGCGATGATGGCTTGCCGATAATTGTTCAGCGTGTATCCCGCCAGCAAAGTAAACCCGTTACCGGCTAAAGGCAGCGCCGGAATTGTTAGGATGACTCGTCCGTAGTTGTAATACGCCGAATTTGTAAACGCCGTCGCCAAGGTGTTGAGCTGATTAGCATATTGCGTCGGCGTCAATTGGCGGGAAGTGTCATAGAGGCTGACCGTACCCACCGACAAGATGTAGATCGGCGGCGATGCTGTGGACGCTGACCGTATTTGCGTCACGGTGGACATGATCTGTTGCTGGATGATGTCTCCCGATGGAGAAGAATAATCCGCTATGGCGTATGAGTTTCGCCCGTTGATCTGAATTTCGTTGTACGTTGTCGGCAACAAGGTGCTCGGATGCAACACGCTGACAACGACATTGGTGACGCCGCCCGAGGTATTGGAAATTGAATAACTGTTTGTTCCCGACGCGCCAGAAAAAGAAACAATGTTTAAGTTGCTACCTCCCGGCTCGCTGTTAGAAGCAAGCGCCAGACAAGCTGTGCCGGTTGCAGAAACAGGGGAATTGGCGCTCATTGTGATGGTGCTACCGATGCTTGTACCGGTAAAACTCACGATGGTTGTTACGGGCGAAGTAGTAATTCCGCTAAAATACAGCGGGTTGCCCGCCACTAAAGTTCCTGTTACGGCGGTGGTTAGTGTTATCGTGTTAGTTCCGCTGACCACTGTTCCACTGAACGTTCCGCCAGAAGTTAGGGTTTGGAGTATGGTGCTGCCCTGTTTGACAACAACCGTTCCGGCTCCCATCAGTCCAACAATGATGTAGCCCGTCGATCCCGGATAGGTAGCGTTCCACGAAATGCTGCCCCCAGACGGAATTGATATGGCGTCGGGGCAATTGCTGGTTGACGGGTATGCCGTAGAAACGTTGCCGCCGTAGGTGTTATTGGTCGTATCGGAGAATGGGTACGTGCCCAGCCCAGCAACAAGAACGCCAGATTGTGTCAACAACGGGTTGGCGTAAGGAGCAGGTGGCGATCCGCCTTGAAACGGCGTCGATGTTGTGTCGTCCACAATCACGTTGCGGGCACAAATGTCCAAGCCCGCAGACGAATTACCCCATGTAGCTTGCGTCAACCCCGTAACGGTGTTGATGCGGGCCTGAATATTGTACGCGATGGTTTGATTTTGATCTAACCCGTAGCCCCATGTAATCGAATCCCCCACAAAAACCGTAGAGGTTCTTTTGGCTTGGTATCCGGGGCGGACAGCGCCACTAAAGTTCATGAAACCCATGGGTTCGCTACCTTCAAATGGACGGAGCTACGTCGCCGACGACGACCCAAGACGACAAATTGGCGTTGCTGCCGTTATAGATCGTGCACCCGGAATAGGGGGCAGACAGGAAGATGGTTGAGCCGATGCGCGAGTTCACTGTTGCGCCACTTGAAGGAACCGGAAGGATTTGCACTGGCCCCGGACCTATTTGAACAACTTCAAACTTAATAGACGCCGTGAGCGTGCTGGGCAGATAAACAATGGCCCCGCTACCCGTGATGGTTGTGGAAGACACGGATTGCGAAACACTGACCGTCCACGACGTACCGCTGCCTGCGGTAATGTAGGTGCCTGCCGTCACCCCAGTTCCCGATATGGTCATGCCAACTGTAATGGAACCTGACGTGACGGAGGAAACAGTAAGCGTCGTTGCCGATATGGAACCAACAAAAACCGCCGTGCTGGTATACATTTCAATGACTTGCGTATGGTTAGCCGTTGAAACCGTAGCGCTCGCAAGTTGCGTGTTGATGCCCCCCACCCAACTCGAAACGCCGGTGTTATCCGCCACAAGCGAGGAAAGCGTCGCTGCGCCACCACCAACAGTGGAGGGGTAACTTATGGGAAGCGTAAGAGTCCACCCGCTGGTTGTAGAGTTGCTGCCAACAATAATGGTGTAACCGCCGGGGCCGGCGTTAGCCAGCCTCAAATACCCTTGAAGATACCCTGCCGCGCCAAGTGTAAGAGCGGGGCCGTTTACCGTTATGTTGGCGTCGCCTGACACGGCGGTGCCGGTTGTCGCGTAGTAGGCTAGAGCTCCTGAAGTGGTGCTGTTGTTGACGGTGCCGCTGCCGGACCCGCCAGAAGCGTTAATTGTCTGATTCGGCCAGCTGCCG